AGAATCGGCAAGTTTCTTATCTTCTACGACTAAGAAGCAGATTGTTGATCAAATGAAGAAGTACATGGTTGCTTCTGTCACCCCTGAGATTGTAGATCCTTCTATTCTCTATATTGAAGCGACTTCAAGCATCTTCTACAGCACATCAATTACTACACAGAAACCAGAAGAGATCAGGAACAAAGTTATTTCTGGCATCAATTCTTACCTGGCACAATCAACCGTAGAAAAATTTAACGGAAAATTCAGATTTAGTAAGTTTGTGTCAACGATTGACAACTCAGATCGTTCAATCAACTCTAACGCTACCAGCATCATGATGAGGAAGGATTTCTATCCTCAGATCAATTCTACCTCATTCTATGAGGTTTGTTTCCAAAATGAATTTGATAAAGAATGTGACGGTCCAACCCTGATGTCTACAGGGTTCAAAGTCACTGAGTTCCCTTCATACACAGTGTATTTTGAAGATAGGGATGGCGTAATCGCCCTATATAGATTAGACAGTTTAACTGGTGAAAAAATCACGCTAAACGATTCTATCGGTAGCGTAGATTATGCTAAAGGTGAGATCATGCTTTTTGATCTAACTATCGTCCAAGGTAGTTTCAGTGACAATAAAATTGAGATTCGTGTTAAACCTTTGTCAAATGATGTCAATGCTTCTAGAGAACTCTATCTAGATGTTGATGTAACTAAGAGTAAATTCACGGTATACCCAGAGTAAGATTAGATGCCAGCCAAGAAGAGAAGGTTATCGTCCCTGATCGAGTCTCAACTCCCAGGGTTTATCCAGTACGAGTACGAAAATTTCTCGAAGTTCGTAGAAAAATACTACGAGCAGCAGGAGTCTGCTGGTCAACCATTAGATGTAATCTCTAACCTGAGTAGTTACAGAGATATCAACTTCTATGAGAAGAACCTACTAAATCAACAATCTACTCTAGTATCTTCAATTACTGCTGATGCTAATACTTTTGAACTAGAGAATGGTAGTTCATTCCCAGAACAGGATGGGTATGTCCAGATTGGCGATGAAATTCTGTTTTACCAGACAAGATCTGGTAATGTATTCTCCGAGGTTTCTAGAGGTGTTAGTGGAAACACCACTTTAGGAGATCTATACACCAAATCAACATTTGTTACAACAGCAGCTGCTGCCCATTATCAGGGCAATGTTGTAAGAAATATCAGTAATCTATTTTTGTATGCTCTAGTTAAAGAGTTTGAAAAGACCTATCTGGCAGAGTTTCCAGAGGCATATCTCAAAGAAGATGTTGATAGAAGGTCTTTAATCAAGAACATCACTTCGTTCTACAAGACGAAGGGCACTGACAAGTCCATTAAGTTTATCTTTAACTCGATTGTCAGCAAGGATTCCTCGGATGTTCCAGAGGTTATCAAACCAAAGGACTACACACTAAAGACTTCTGTATCTGACTGGACCAAAAACTATTCACTTAAGGTGAAGGTAAACGGTGGAGACGTTTTTAGTCTAATCGGTCAACGAATCACCCAAGATATTGACGGGTATGATCGTGGGATTGAATTTGCTCAAGCAGTAGTAGATAACGTCATCTCTATTGGTAGTGATGGTCAAGAAGACCTGTATGAGGTTATTCTAGAACCATCTACTGTAAATGGCACCTTCCAAGTATCTGGAAGAACTACAACTACAGTCTTGCTGAGTGCTACTGCCACTACTGATGATAGAATCACTGTAAAATCCACAATGGGTTTCCCACAGTCTGGAAAAATTGTGGTAGGTGATGAAATTATCACTTACAAAGATAAGACTGTCAATCAATTTATCATTGACCAGCGTATTGGTCCTATCAGAAACCATAACATTGGTAAAACTGTATATCGTTACTCTACCATCACTGGTAATGGTGTAAAACTCACCTCTCTTGGTATTCTCTACAATATCCTCCCATCAAAGTCTGCTCCATACTCTGTAACTGGAGATTCTATTCAAGTTGGTGATGCTGGGTTTGAAACTAACAACCCTATCGCTTATGACGCCAATCTTCTTAGAAACAGATGGAGGATCAACGAAGATCCTTCTACAAATACATCCAGAATCAGAACTGCCCTACAACCATGGGTTTCTGATGTTGGAGCAGTGTTTGAAGATGATCAATACTACTACATCTGTTCTTCATCGTATCCTTCTGGCAATATTTTAGTTGATACAGAATATAGCGTCAACCTATTAGATCAAAAGCACTTAAAACTAATCCGTAAGCAACCTGTTACTACAACTGAGGTTTACGAGACATCAAACAGAGATGTTGGTATTTTCATCAATGGTGTTCCTGCTGTAGGATACAAGTCGGAAGAATTTGTCAAGAACGGTGCTATCGAGTCGATTGAAGTTAATACCAGAGGATTCTCTTACGTCAATCCACCTTTTGTTCTTATCAACGAAATGCCTAACAAGGCAAGATGTACACTGAATGGTGGCGTTGTTGGTGATATTGAAGTTCTCACTACAGAAAACTTCACTGACGATCCTGCTGTTAGAATCACTTCTGGCGAAGGAGCAATTCTAGAACCAGTCATTACTGCTGGTGCTATTACTAGCATGAATATCGTCAATGCTGGTAAGTATTATTCTTCACCCCCAGTCATCCGTATCGTAGACCAACTGGGTAAAGGTAACTTTGCTGAATTCGAGGCAGTCCTTGATTCTGATGGAAGTATTAGTGAAGTAAAGAAAATTAGTGTAGGTAGATTCTATACTAGAGGGTACACTACTGTTGTTGTAGAACCTGTCGGTAAAAATGCTACTGCTACAGCAAAAATCAAGCGTTGGGTATTCAATAGATACCATCAAGTAAAAAATAATATCGATAGTAGCAATGGCACCGTTCTTGCCAACTACAACCCATTGAGAGAGTATGGTTATGCTTATATTGCTAACCCTGTAGAAGCAAGGAAGAAAGCGTACATCAACGAATCTGCTTATAATTCTAACGTAGCAAACGGGACAATACACTCGCCTATCATTGGTTATGCCTATGATGGTAATCCCATTTATGGTCCTTTTGGTTATTCAGATCCTTATTCTGCTCTCTCCCCTGTTGCTAAGTTAGAGTCTGGATATGTTTTGAATGGATCTAGACCTAATGGTCCAGATACTGGCAAATATCCTATTGGATCGTTTATTGATGACTATCGCTGGGTTCCTAGTATCTACTCTGGTAAAACAGAACTTGACCAGAACAATGGTAGATTCTGTGTAACACCAGAATACCCAGATGGTACGTATGCTTACTTCATTACTGTCGATGCTAATGAAGTTCCTCAGTTCCCATATATCTTGGGTGTCAACTATTATTCACTACCAGTAGATTCTAACTACAACTCCAATATTTCTCAGGATGATATTCCTGTTGGACTAAAGCAATTGAGATCTGGACTGTCTGAAAGGAATGGCAGTGGATTCTCTGGATTGCTACAGGATGTCAAATCTGGTAATGTCAGCAGTGGTTATGTAGAATCTTCTACTAACAACTTCTCTCCTGGAAACAACGTATACCTAGACAATACAAGAACTGGAGGCGGTGATGCTGTTGTCACAGTAGATCAAGTTACTGGTCAAACTGTATCTAGTATTGAGTCTACTCAGACTAAGGCAACTCAGATCAAAATCCAAGAAAATGCTTACCTGTTTGAGGGAGACACTCTTACTCAAGAAGCTGAGGATGGTACAATTGTCGCTACTGGTGACTTGATTGGCGACGTATTCAATACTAACGAGATGGTCGTTAGAAACGTAGCAGGAACTTTCAACTTAACTGATCCTATTGACTCCGAAACCCTAGTCGTGACCTTGGTTTTGGACTCCGACGCTAACTTCACTGCTGGCGCTACGATGAGGTTGACTAATGATGATAATGAAGATCAAGCGACAGGAACTATTCTAGAATCAACCAATAGACAGAATTCAGTTAAGATTAGAGTTACTAGCGTCTCTAACTTCTTTGTAACATCAAATTATTACTTGAGAAGTTCCAATCTTAGTGATACTAACCGTGTAGAAATTGTTTCGGTAACTTCTCTAAGCACAGGACTAACTCCATTCATTGTAGATGAAAACGTTGCTATTGCCACAACTGTCGAGAATCACAATCTAGGTAAAGGTGACAAAGTAACCGTAGACATCCTACCAAACGATGCTGCTACTACAACAACGTATTATGTAAGAAAGCGTCTATATCAAACTGGTGTTGCCATACAACCCGAGCACAATTCTGTTATTGTAGATGAAGGTATTGGTAGTGCCGATGTACTTAACAGTGGTTTTGGTTATACTACTGCCATGTACTATGATGTTGAACTAATTTTCCGTGATTCTTCTTTGGCAAGAAATGATGTCGGTTTGCCTGGAGATTCTGGTAACGCCAGAGCAACTATTGATGTATCCAATCCTCAAGGTTTGGGTTCTGGTGGTGTTGCTAGTATTATCATTACTACAAAAGGTAAGGGATACAAGAAAGGAGATATCCTCACCGTTGCCGATGTTGATCTCGGTAGATCAGTAACTGAAGAGTCTCCACAGAGACTAGTTCTTGAAGTAGATCATGTTGGATTTGCTTACGACAACACTATTCTAAACCTATCTAATGTCAATAACGTTTCTCAAGATGATTTCTTGATTATTGGACCTGAGATTGTAAAAGTTAAAGCTGTTGATACACAAACTGACCAAGTAACCGTCGAAAGAGGTCAGCAAGGGACAACACCAACCAATCACTATAATGATGCTGCTGTAACTCTCAAAGATGGATTCTACAGATTTGATGACAACTTCAGACCCTTTGGAGCAGACATAGCAAAACCATTCTTGATTCAATATGATACAGACACACAAGTAATTGACGTGTCTTATGATTACAATGCTAATCAACCTCAAGTTCTATCTAATAGTTCTTCATTCTTTGATAGCAGTATTCCACAGAAACTAGTTCTATTCAAAACTGTTGAGGAAGAAGCATTTAAACTTGAATTCTCTTCTGACAATACCAACTTCAGTATTAATCCAGTATTAGACATTCAAAAGTATTACAAGTATATCTTTGATGTCAGTCACTTCTCTATGAGTGACACATTCTTAGATTTCTCTTCTAGTGCTAACTATAATATTTTCACAGAAGAAAAAGAGACTAGTGGCATTGCTCCTGGTAATGCTGGTTCCTTTGTTTCTATTAAATTAGGATTTGGACCTGCTATTGCTACTAACACATATCAAGAACGTAGAGCGATTAATTTCCAGAACTACTTCTACTTTATTAAGGTATCTCCAAATGTTGATACTGGCGGATCTTATTTAAGAATTATTGATGACCCATTGGCGGGTTTGAAAGAAGTTATCTATAATACTGATACCAAATTTGTATATTCCATCAACGAAACCCCAGCGTATGATGGTAGTGGAGATATTTCATATATCACAGATTCTCGACTAGCAATTGGCAGCATCCATTCAGTACGAGTTGTTAATACTGGTGAAGGGTACAACTTACTTCCTATTGTTTCTGGTGTTCTTCCAACTTCTGTAAATGAAGCAGCAGTAGAACCTGTTTGGGATCCAGCAAGACAAGTTGTTACTGGATTTACAATTACTGATCAAGGTGATAATTACTCAAAACCTGTAGTTATCCTAACAGATACAGATGGATCAAGATATGAGTATGCTTGTGAACAGTATCAAGGAAAACTCAGTAAAGTAGAGGTATTGAAAGAAGGTGCTGGATTCACATATCCACCAACAGCAAAGATTATCGAATCTGACGTAACAATTTACCTTGAGTCTACTAATATTGGTGTACCACAAAATGTCAAGATCAATGATCCTGGACGTGGATATAATAATGACGATTCTTTACTAGGATCATACAAGTCTCCCACTACATTTGTTCTACGTAATATTAATGGTCCATTCTATCCTGGTGAGAAGATTAGACAGTTGTCTTCAACCGCTACAGCAATTGTTGCTAGAGATGGTTTCAGGGAAGGAAGCAACCTACTGAGAGTAATTAGTATTGATGGTGTTTTTGATACAGGTAGCACAATCAAATCTGTTCTTGGTAATAGAACTGCTACCCTGTATGCTCAAGTATCTACAGAGTTTGAACCTGATATCAGATCTTACGTAGATAATTTCGGATTCTATGGTTCTGACAGAGGAAAACTTAGCAATGCTAACCAGCGTCTACAAGACTCGTATTTCTATCAAGACTATTCTTATGTAATTAGATCCAAGACATCTATTACAGAATGGCGAGAACTAATTAAGAAAACAACTCACCCAGCTGGATTCCAGATGTTTGGTGAAATGGTTGTTGAAAGTCAGGCTGCTGCCCCGATGCCTGTCAGTCAACCATCTCTTAATTATGTTAGTACAATTGAACTACCACCAGTACAAATTACTTCTCTTAATACTAGACAGTTAATTACACTCACTCAGTATAAACTAGAACAACTTAATGTAGAAGAGGGACGTGGTTCTATCTCGGTCGATACTTTCGATGCTACCGAGACAGTTACTTATAATGTAAGTCTTTCTCCTGCTTTTGATGGTAAGTTTGATCCAGCGACAGGTAACTTGATTGGTAACACAGAGTTTACTCTAATTGACAAGAAGAATGGATTAGCACTACAACTTACCAAAAATGAGCAACTCATCTGTACTCTAGATGGTATTTTCCAAGAACCAGGCAAAGCATTCACTATCAGTGGTAACAAAATCACTTTTGCTGAACCTCCTCTTGGTGCCCGTGTTGTAGAAGGTCAAGATGTTGATCCTGTTAAGTTCTACGGCAGAGCGATCAAGTTCAAGGAATCTTCTTTCAATGACAGATACTTCAGAAAGATTAAATCAATTGCTGATCAATTTGATGGTGTCAAGACAGACTTCCCTCTGTATTGGGAAGATGGCACTATTGTAAAAACTGATATTCTAGAAAATCTCATCGTTGGACTCAATGGAGTAATCCAAAAAGCAAGAACTAATGTCACTGAACCATTCGGTAACGCTTACTCTATTATTAGAGATGAAGATGAGAATGTAACCGATATCATTCGTTTTACAAAACCACCTATTGATAATGAAGATCTTTATGGACCCCCTGAAGAACTTCCAGAAATTCTTAAGAACTACGAGCAGTGCTTTATTTACAGTGTTGGTAGTTATGAGCGTTTGACAATTAACTCAACATTATATGAATATAGATTTGGTGGACCATACCTAATTCAAGATGAAGTAACTAATTCTGTAAGAAAAATTGATGATCCAAAGTATGCTTTGGTATTCATCGACGGTGTTCTACAGAGAGATACTGATTCTTACACTATTGTCGGTCCAAACATTACCTTCACTAAACCACTCCAGTTCTCCGAGAACTCTGCTGGCAATAGAGCGGTACAAGATGTAAACATCATCCTAATGTATGGTAGAGATGTAGCAAAGACTCTTACTTTCTACGATTTCGAACCATCTACCTACAACAATACAATTTTTGTTACCTTCGAAGGCACTGGTATTGGCGACTCGATGAGACCTCAGCTAGACCAGTTTAGTGGAGAGAACTTCCACCTCAAGCAAGGTAATAATGTAGTCGGTAAAGTACAAAACGTCAAGAGAGAAACTTCTGATAAAGTTGTGTTGACTATCAAGTCGCCACTCAATATTACTATTGACGAAACTACTCCTTTCAGTGTTTGTGTTGTAGGAGATGAGTATAATCCTGTTCTTATTACTGGAACATATACAACAACTGCCACCTATAAGACTGATGATGAAGGATTACGTCTACTAGAGAAAGATGTTCCTGCTTGGTTGTATGGTGTAGAAGGTGGTAATGCTGCTTGGGCAAACAAGAACTCTATGTTTGCTAACCTCCTACCTGGAGACAAGATTATCATTGATGGCGAGAGTCAGTATCGTGAAATTGTAAGAACCCCTGATCAGGTATACACCAAATCTTTTGTTGATGGTGACTTTATTCAAAATGAGCACTATGCTAAGGTTCAAGCAAGTAACTATGAGGGTGATACTGAAGGTGAAGGTCTGAGTATCACTGCCAATGTAAACCAATTCGGTGCTGTCACTACTCTCAACGTTGCTGACGTTGAGTTCAACCAGAGAGACCTAACATTATTCTTTGATGAAGGCATTCTCCTACAACCAACTGCTTATGAATACTTCACTACTCCTGAAGTCCACTTCATTCCTGTAGATGGCAATGGTGGCGGAGCAAAAGCAGAAGTTATTGCCTATGGTGGTCAGATTCTTGATGTTGTTCTAACTGAAGGTGGCAGTGGATACACCCAACCACCAAGAGTTGTTGTAGCAAGAAGATATAAGAGAATCAAAGAACTCAATCGTAAGATTGATACTCTAATTCGTATTAATGTTCAGACTGATATTGATTCTGTCTTCTCTATGATCGGTCAAACCGAGATTAGAATTGAGGGTGGTCCATTCAGTCCACAGGGTATTGCTTCTATCATTAGTTTCGGTGGATTTGACCCAGCACTCAATACTAATAGAGATGTTACTAGTATTGTTAACACTCTTGCTGGCGAAGAACGTGATGCCAGGATGACTGACGAGAAGTTCCCAACAGAAGCGAGAGTACAATCTCCTGCTGTTCTTCTCGAAAACGTATTTACACTCGAAGAAGACTTGATCATTACTCAGGTCATTGGTGGTGTTGTTGGATTTGAAGCAGTTGCTACTCTGGAGACTATTACTACAGAGGAAATCACCAAGAGCTTCCAGACAGTCGTCAATGATGCCTTCCTACCAAAAGGAGTTCCAACTGCTGGTGGTCTTGGAACATTCATCGATGCTCCTGTCTCCGATACTTCTACTATCATCTATGCTGCCAACACTCAAGGATTCCCAGATACTCCTGCCAGAATTCTTGTTGGTGGCGAGTATATTTACTACAGAAGGAAAGAGAAAGATAGATTCCTCGATGTTATTAGAGGATATCAAGGAAGTGTCCCATCTGCTCACAACCCTGGCGATCTAATTCTATCTCAACCTGAATTCACTGTTCTTCTCTCTGGTGGTATCAATACTATCCTCAGTGAGGGCAGTGTTGCTCAGTCTTCTGTAACTCAAATAGAGAAGAAAGCACAAATTCAGTTCGTTACTGAAGCGATCGATACTGTAACAAATACTCACGAAATCAAGCAGATCATTGATGCTGAAGGGGAAGTTATTCTAGAGCGTGTAGATAAGCAGATTACTATTATCCCACCAACTTCCTACAACATTGTTACTAATGTTCATTCTACTCACTCCAGAGTTTCCAAGGCATCTGCTGGTCTTGCTGGTGTGTTTGGTATTGGTGGAGAAGTCTTAACTGCTGGTCCAGAAACAACTGAAATTCAACTCACTCAAGAAAAGCAACTTGAAGTTGATACTTCATCAGCAATTACCTCCATTTCTATTGGTAATGTTGCTGCTACGGCAGAGTCGAGTTCACAGGTTGTCACTACAACACATAATAAGACTATCAGTACCAACCAAGTACAGTTTGATGTAGTGAATACATTATCAACAGTCTTTACTCAAATTGTTGAGAATCCACAGACTAGTATTGACACTCTGTCTTCCAACATTGTAACATTTACTAACTTGAGTGTTTCTAGGAAGGCACTTAGAGAAGTACAGACTGTATCACAACCATTCGTAATGCACAAGTCAAGAGAAGTTACAACTTCTCTACAAGACATTGATACTGAGTTCACTAGAATTTCTATGGTTCTTGGTGGTGTGAATGCTACCGCCTCTGGTGGTACTGAAATTGATTATCGTTATGCCTTTGTTGACTTTATTATTGAAGAATATGTGCTACAGAAATATGTTATTCAAAGAAATGGCAACCAAGTAAATCTTGCTCAACCATATAATCAAGTAGTTCGTAGAGATGGTTCTATAACTACTGTTGAAAACAGAAACCAGAATACTCCTCCAGGATTCGAGGATTACAACCTTGGTAATGCTGGATTGACTCTTGGAGCATTTGAAAACAACTTCACAGTTGATAGTGGTGTTGCTTCTGGTCTCTCTATTGCTGATGTTGACGCCATTTATCCTGACCTTACTATTAGAGACTTCCAGTTTAGAGAAACTTCTGCTTTACTGGGCAATGGTAATAGATTCAATCTTGGCATTCCTACCTATCAGCAACCAATGTCTGAAGTTGCTACTGGTATCAATGCTCAAGGCGACATGACATTAGATTCTACTGAATACTTCCCAACTTCGGGTCACCTTCTAATTAGAAATAATAGTGGTGTCAATATAGATACCTTGTCTGTAATTTCATATACAGGCAAGAGCGGCACCACATTGAGTGGATGCCAGTTGGTAAGAGGAGCAAGTTTCCCCACAAACGGAGACTTAGCAACTCCCTTCTCTATCGTATAAATATAAATAAATCAGACAAAACGTTCACACCCCGAGAGATTATCAATGGCTGCTATTATCTCAGACAAGTTTAGAATTTTTAACGCCACCCAATTCCTTGAGTCGTTGTCTGAGCCCGTTGGCGGCGCAGACACTTCGGCTGAAAGAACGAGGATGTATTTCTTCGTAGGTCGCCCCCAAAGATGGGATGCCTATCTAGAAATCTTCAATCAGAATGCTACTGCTTTTGTAGCAGGCGACGAAGTTTACATTGGCGCTAACTATGCTTCTGCTACTTTTAAAGCAGAAATTAGAGAAGTATACGAGAACTCCCTCCTTCTCCACAGTGTTGGTCCTCAGACTAACTCTGTTCCTACCGCTGGTCAGACACTTAAAGGTTGGAACGGCACCGCCGATACCAACGCTGAAGCACTAACTGGTGTCTATCGTTACGCTACAGAGGACGTTCCTCCTGTACCTCTCGACAACCAGACCGAAAAGTATGATGTTTATGACGACATCATCGCTGCCAAGCGTATCACTACCGACTTTGCTCGTAGTGTAATCCGTCGTTTCAACTGGGACACCTCTGCTAACCCAGTATTCGACATGTGGAAGCCTGACTACTCCACAACCCCAGGTTCTGGTGGTCAGATTGGTAAGACATCTGCTACTGGTGCTACCAATATTGCTGACGCCAAGTATTACTTGATCAACTCTCAGTACGAAGTGTTCAAGTGTCTCTATAATGGTGAGAATCCTGCTAACCCATCTGGTCAACCTGCTACCAACGAACCAAAGACTACTCCTTCTGCTGGTCAAGGTACGTATGCTAACGGTATCTTCAAGGAAGATGGCGCTGCTGCTGGTAAGTACATCTGGAAGTACATGTACACCATCCCAACCGATGACGTACTACGTTTCCTCTCTACTGACTTCATGCCTATCGTTCTTCCATCGAACGCTTCTCGTCAGGCAACCGAAGCAATTGCTACTGGTGCTCCTAACTCCATCGATGTTGTTCTAGTTGAGAACGCTGGTCAGGGTCTAACCAACGGCACATACTATGCTCCTGTTGTAGGTGATGGCACTGGCGCTATCGTTGAGATTGTCGTTGCTTCTGGTGCTCTCGAATCCGCTACTGTAACTGCTGCTGGTTCTGGTTACACCTATGGTTCTGTTGTTCTCCAAGATGGTCTAGTCAATGGCGATGCTGGTTGGACAGGCGCTGCTGTAGGTCTTTACACCGATGCTGGTCTAACTACCTCTGCTACTGGTGCTGTTCCAGTTTCTGCTACGGGTGCTCTTGAAGTTGTCCTTCCTCCTCAGGGTGGTCATGGTTCTAACTTCGAAGAAGAACTCAACGCTAAGCGTGTTATGACGAACATCCGTCTAACCTACGCTGAAGGCGATGGCGACTTCCCTGTTGACAACGACTTCCGTCGTATCGGTATTATCCGTGACCCATATGCTGCTGGTGGCACTACTTTCGCTACCGCTCCTACCCTAAGTGGTGTATATGCTGTCAAGATCAACGGTGCTACTGCTGATTTCGTTGCTGACGAAGTAATTTCTCAGACTGCTGCCGCTGGTGGTTCTGCTTTCGGTACTGTCGTTTCTTGGGAAAGAGATTCTGGTAACGCTGGTCCTGGTGGTGCTGGTGTTCTTAAGTACATCCAGTCGCCTTCTCTCCACACCGATGCTGGTGTTGTAAGAGCTTTCGAAAACTCTGGCAACGCTATCACTGGTGCTCAGTCCCTCGCTTCTGGTACTGTTGATGGTGGTAACAACGATCAACTCGTTGGTGTTACCTTCTCCAGTGGTCTTGCTTCTCCTGAGATTGGCAACAACACTGGTGAAATCATCTATGTTGAGAACAGAAGACTGATCACTCGTGCTGCTGACCAGATCGAAGATATCAAACTCGTAATCGAGTTCTGATTTACTTTTTACTCCGCTAAATACTTCAACGAACAATGTAGAGTATTTGGCGGAGTAACATGCCACAGAAGACTAACCTTAATGTAGCACCATATTATGATGACTATGATGCTGGCAAAAACTTTTATAAGGTTTTGTTCAGACCTGGATACTCGATCCAGACTAGAGAACTAACGTCTCTACAATCGATTCTTCAGAATCAAATTGAGAGTTTTGGTAAGTTCAACTTCAAGCAGGGACAGCAAGTCATCCCTGGTGAGGTTGGACTTAATACCAAGCTTGATTACGTCAAGTTGTCTTCTGTATCTGAAGTCGCCGTAAATGAAGGCGGTCAGATTGTTTACAAGAAATACGACATTAAAAAACTTGTCGGAACACAACTCTCGGGTCTCAACTCGGGAGTTGTTGGGCGCGTACTGAGTGCTGAGTACGGGTCTGACATCGAAGCAGATACATTGTTCGTAAAGTACACCACTAGTGGTTCTGCTAGCAACGAAACCACCTTCAGACAAGGTGAAACGCTAGAAGTAATCAACGGTATTAATACTCCTCTACTTGTCGTCGGTACAGATGGTAGCGTACTCCCTACCAGCATCAACGTAGAAGATCCTACTTCTGGTAACATTACTACACTTAGCAGTCCTGCTATGGGATTTGCTACTGCTGTTGATGTACAAGAAGGTGTATACTTTATTAATGGTTTCTTTGTAAGAAATGACAAGCAACTATTAGTAGTTAACAAATATTATAATAAAGCATCGGCAAAAGTAGGTTTTACTGTTAGTGAAGGCATTGTCACTCCTGAAGAGGACACCTCACTAGCAGATAACGCCAGAGGATTCTCCAATGCTTCTGCTCCTGGTGCTCATCGTCTTAGCATTAATCTAAACCTCACAAAGTTTGATTATAATGCCAACACTGATAAGAATTTCATCCAGTTAGTCCAGATTAAGGACGGAACTGTAGAGAAGCAAGTAAAAGCAGCAGACTACACTCTACTAGAAGAGACTCTAGCAAGAAGAACTTATGATGAGTCTGGCGATTATGTTGTAGAAGATTTTGACTACGATGTTAGAGAGTATTACCAGAGAGAAGGTAATAACGGTGTATATGCTCTCAACAATGAAACTGGTCTAGTAAACAAAGCATACTCGGCAGCAGAAGCAGAAGGCAAGATGGTCTTGTCTGTCAGCTCTGGTAAAGCATATGTCAAGGGATATGAAATTATCAACAAAGAATCTAAAGTTCTTGAAGTTGATAAAGGTAGAGATACTCTATCCCGTGATAATGTAACTATTAGATCTAAAGGTCTTTCTGAGTTTAACCTAACCAACGTTTATGGTGGTATTCCTCTAAACAGTGTTGGTGATGAACTAACTGGTTACCCAACAGTTACCTTGAACAGTGTATTCAATGATGGTACGATTGGATTCTCTGGTCTACAACCTGATGGTTACTTCAGGGATACTGTAAGCAGAAGGTCGGAAGTATTTGGTCTAAACCAGGCTATCATGACCATTTACGTTCAGGCAATTGGTGATGTACCTACACAGACTTCACAACTTCCTGATGAACTCTTTTTCGTAACAACCAGAGGAACTGGTACTATCACTGGTAAGAGTGTCAAAGTTATTGGTAAAGCAATTGTTAATCGTCCAGAGGTTAACCCTGCTACTAATGCTCTCTTCGCTGAGATGACTATTATTGGTGATAAGGGTGTCCTAGACAAATTCATGAAAGAGTATGATACAGGAGAAGCTGACTACAGAAGATACCTGTATACTTCCCTGACTGCCCTAGAAGCATCCGAAAACCCATATGGTACGGTTGTTGATTGGAACCCAAGTTTTACTCCTATCGTTGGTGTATCGAAACCAAAGAACTTCAGAATGATCAGTAGAGGTACTGGTTTCAATCCTGATTCTGACATCATTATTTCGAAAGGCAGAACAGGATCTTCTACACCATATAATGCTACTTTTGGATTCTCTTATTTCAACCCAGTATTCTTTACTAGACTGACACTAGAAAGAGAAATTGTTGCTGGAACATTCTTAAACGGTAAGTATGTCTATGGTAAAGAGAGTAAAGCATATGGTGTAATCGAAAACGATTCTACATCTAACTTTAGTGGAGTTTCTACTCTTTACTTGACTACTCTTTCTGGTCAATTCATTCCTGGCGAGACAATCATTGATGAAGAAAACAATGCCGTCAAGATTGCTAAAGAAAACACCATCTCACACTTCGTTGTTAATAAGAGAGGTAGTAACTACACTGCCGCTTCTAGTTTGATTATTAACGGAACAATCTTCGATCAGTCTAAGATTGGTGTGACTCTATATGGTGGCGCTGTCGTTAAGGTTGATGTAGAAAACAGAAGTGCCTTACAACAAACATATGCCACACCTCCAGAAATTCTATTCACTGGTGATGAAGCTAATGCCGATAAGTCGGTTGTCACTCCAATTCTGTTCAAGGACACCGTATTAACATTCACACCTCAGAATGTGAAGTCGGTATCTTCTACATTCAATAACTACACATTTACGGCAGATGTCGATTTCTCTTCGACAGCATATGCTACCTATCAGCAAATTAGTGACTTTACTTTCTTCGGTAACAAAGGTAGAAAGTTTATTGAGTGTAATGGTTTTGGTGCTGATCTATCTGGTGATCTAATTCAAGGTGACATCATCCAGTTTACTGATGCTAGTAACAATGTTATCAAGAACGTTGTACAATGTGTAACTCTACCAGAGAACACAGAGAAGTCTAGAATTTACTTTGATTATGCTTTGCCTGATGATGTAACTAATGCCACTATTGTAAGATTACGTCCCAGACTTTCTAACGGTGCTGCTACTCTTGTATATCCAACTGGTAGTAAGCAAGTAGCATCTCTTGTTAGTGATTCTGCTAACACCAAGTTTAAGTATCATGTAAGAAAAGACTTTGTTACTGATCTATCTGCTAGTGGTGGCAACCTAACGTTCACCGCTCAACTACCTGTTGGTACACAAAAGTTTGTTAGCTTCAGTGAACAGCAGTTCCTCGTTACTGTATTGGATAAAGGTTCTTCGACTCTTATCGAAAATGGTGATATAGTTTATATCGATCCAAGATACATCGAAGTAGAAGATTCAGTAATTACTGCTAGCAGTGTTACCGCTGGTGCTTTGAGAATTAAAAATCTCCCTTCAGGTTACTTCGGTAATATCATCGATGGTAACTATCCAAAGCTTAAATTGACTGCTACTGTAGAAATTGACAAAGCACGTCCTAGACTCAAGACTGCTATTAGAAACAAGCGTGTCACTATTGTATCTTCGGGTGACCGTGTAATTCCTATTAGAGGTCAAGACTACGATTCCGATGTCATTGAAACCTTCTCTTATTCTGACGTATTCAAACTTAAGTATGTCTATGAAGGAACTACTACCAACCCACCTGTAGTTGATACTGCTGGTAACCTAGTTAGTGGTACTGACGTAACTTACAAGTATAAGTTTGACAATGGACAGAGAGACACCTACTATGATGTTTCTAGAATTGTATTGAAGCCTGGTTTCGATGCTCCTACTGGTCAACTAGTTGTAGCGTTCGACTTCTTCGAACATTCTCAAGGCGACTTCTGTACTGTTGACTCTTATCTCCATGAAGCAGGTGTCCTACCTGATGAGATTCCTCTATTCAACTCTACTGTTAATGGCGTCATCTCTCTTAGAGATTCTATTGACTTCAGACCAAAGGTTGATGGTAACACTACCATTACTGGTTTCCAAGATCAATCTATTGTTGAAAGATTCGACACTAGCGACTACATCACTTTCCTAGGCACAGGTGGTATCCCAACAGGAACTCCTGCCCCTGACGAGAATCTATCTTATACTGTCTCCTTTAGCGAGAAGCAATATCTAGATCGTATTGATGGTCTGTTCCTCACCAAGAAGGGAGAGTTTATCATCAAAGAAGGTAATGCTTCGCTCAACCCATCTAAACCAGAACCAGTAGATGATGCTGTTTCTCTCTGCTATCTCCATATCCCTGCTTACACCAACAACAGTAAGGATGTAAGAATTGTTCCTGTGGATAACAAGCGTTATACCATGAAGGACATTGGTAAACTAGAGAAGAGAATTGAGCGTCTTGAGTATTACACCACTCTAAGCATCCTTGAGCAGCAAGCACTAAACATGCAGGTCAAGGACGAGATTGGTCTAGACAGATTCAAGTCTGGTTTCCTCGTAGATAACTTCGAGGCACATAGAACTGGTAACCTCAAGTCTGATGACTATCGTTGTGCTATCGACACTCAACAGTCTGTCCTGAGAGCACAATCCAAAGAAGATAGTTTCGCCCTTAGAGAAATCAACACTAGAGATGACCAGAGAGCAGTTTCTGGTTATGTTATCAATGATGGTGTTGTTACGCTGCCATTCGGACAGGTAGAACTACTAGGTAACAAGAATGCTACCAAGACAATCAATCCGAACCCATTTGTTGTTATCCAATATGTTGGTGAAGGCGTAATCACTCCACAGCAAGACTCTTGGTATGACCAGGGTATTGCTCCTTTGGTTGTTGATTCTAACACCAAACTCAACTCGATCTTCCTAGCGAAAGACGTTGTAGCAGATGCTTATTCGAGCATCTACAATTCATTCATTGTTAACTGGTGTGGTACTGACTCTGGTCTACTGCCAATCGAATCTCTCGCTAACATCAATAGTGAAGACATTGAGTCTACAGTTCAGTCTGCCAACATTGCTAGTTCTTCTAATGTAAGTCCACAAAACAATGAAGTAGGTAAAGGTATTGCTACCAAGACTGTTGGTGGTAAGCAAGTTGCTTCTTCCCTCCAGTTCTTTGCTAGATCAATTCCAGTCAAGTTTGTAATGAACAGACTGAAGCCTGACACCAAAGTATATGTCTACATGGAAGGACGTGACGTAGGTCGTTGGGTTATTCCTGATAGTCGTTTTAGTGGCGAGGCAGGCAACTCCTTGTCTACATTCGGTGCTCCATTGATTACAGATGGCAATGGTAACCTTTCTGGTATTATCTTGATTCCTGCTGGTCTTCCTCCTGTATCTAATACCAGATGGACTGGTAATGTAGATACTGTAGATTACGATCAAACAGGAGAAGAAATCAGATTCACTACAGGAACAAAGACTATTAGATTTACATCTGCTTCTGATGATTCTGACAAGGCAGAAGTTGATACTTACGCTGAAGTCAAGTTCTATGCTTCTGGTACAACTCCTTCTAATCCACCAAGCATTACATCTACTGCTACATCATTCTTCAAAGCAAATGAAGGTGTACAGTTGGTTGACAGCAACACTGATAATCCAGTTAAACCAAATCCACTTGCTCAGACATTCAAGATTGAAAACTTTGAAAGTGGTTTGATGGCAACTGGTGTCGATCTCTTCTTCAATAAGAAGAGTGAAACTATTCCTGTTAGAGCATATCTAACAGATGTTGCTGCTGGCAAACCAGGCAAGAACATTGTCCCTGGTACACAAGTATCACTAACTCCAGAAACATATCTAAGAGTTTATGTAACTGGTGAAAGTGAAACTGTTACTGTCAGTCTTGACGAGTTTGTAACTGGTAAGACCTCTAATGCTTCTGGTCCTATCGCTAAAGTATTTGACTCCAACCTAGTGAGAGTTGGTGATGACACCAGCAACACATTCCAAATGAACAAAGAACAAGTCTACACTCTTGTTCTAAGCAACCACAATGGAACATCATTCGTAGCAAACGAGTCTCTATCTATTCCTTCTGTCACTGCTTACAATGCCAGAAACAATACCACTCTTGGAGTGTTTATCGCTAAAGATTCTGGTAAGGTTACTGACCTGAAAGTTAGTGCTGTTGGTGAAAACTACGAGAGTGCTTCGATTGTTATTGAAAGTCCTCAACTCCCTGGAGGATCGTCAGCAACAGGTTCAATTGCTGTCTCGGATGGAAAGGTATATAACTGTGATGTTTCGCTTTCTGGAAGGGGATATACAGAACCTCCATCGGTTGTTGTAAAGGGTGTTGGTCTCGGTGCTGCTGGCGCTGTGATCGAATCTGTAATTGAAATTGACACTCCTGCTGTAAGAATGGGTGTTGCTATCGACTATGATGGTGTAACAGCATCTACCACTCCAACCAGATTCAACTTCAAGCATCCTGTATACCTACAAAACAATACTGAGTATGCTCTTGCTATTGAGACTGACTCGATTGAATATGAACTATGGGCATCGAAGTTGGGAGAGATTGAAATTTCTACCAGCAATGTTGTTACTACACAACCTCTACTTGGTTCTGTTTATAAGTCTCAGAATACCGATAACTGGACTGAAGATCTTTTCGAAGATATCAAGTTTACTTTATATCGTGCCGAGTTTGATACTACAGGTGGCGAGATTGAAGTTTCTAACGAGAATCTAGGTTACGAGAAACTAGCAGTTTCTCCTTTCGAAACCAGTGTAAGATCTGCTACTAATGCCACATCTACACTATTCAAGAACAACAACTCTATTGTTAAGGTTTACCATAGAGATAATGGTTTCGAAGATACTGGCAACTCTTACGTATTCTTCCAAGAAGCAGAAGACGTTGGTGGCATCTCTGGTGTTACCTTGAACCAGAGACTATACAAAGTTTCTAACTCTGGTGTTGACTTCTATAACATCACCAGTCCAAACGGTGCTGGTTCTAGCATCATTGGTGGTGGTAAGTCTGTTCTTGCTTCTTACAATAGAAAGTTTGAGCGTCTCTATGCTCAAGTTCCTTACCTACAATTAGATGGAACAAAGATCGAATCCTTTGTTGCTACTACTGATGTAGTTCCTGTTGATTCTAATACTAAGAACTATGTTTCTTATTCTTTCGTTGACTACGAGAAGACATTCCTTGGAGAAGAGCACTTCTTCACCAACCAGAAGGTAGTTGCTTCTAGAATCAACCAGACTATGAATGGTCTAGGTCATTCACTTAAGTATAAGTTTAAATTGACCACAACAAATCCTGCTCTATCTCCTGTCATTGATCTACGTACTGCCACTGTTAAGACAGCATCGAATAGAATTGAAAATGCCACAGGATATGAAGATAGATATGGTAAGAGAGATCAAGTCGTTAGATTCCAACCTCTGTATAACCTAGCAATTGCTGTAACAGGAGCAAACTCTAGTCAAGTTGCTGAGAATCTTTCTTTGGTTGGTCAAACTTCTAAAGCAGAAGGTCTCATCACTGCTTATGCTAATGGTGATGCCACTATCAGACTAAGAACTGTCACTCCTTTCCAGCAAGGTGAATCTCTAACTCTAGTCAACACAGATGGAGCAGAAGTTTCTAACGTAGGTATTACCATCACGAACATTGCTGAGATTGATTTTAACTTCAGTGTTGGTTCTAACGTCATTGCTTACTCACCTACTGATGCTGATGTAAGTTATGCCAATAAAATCAATGGTAAAGTCATTCTCTGGGATGCTGAAGATAAGATTCTAATTGTAGAGAACTCTTATCAACCTATTAATAACAACTACACTGCCAAGACAGCAGATAGTGAAGCGTACACCAGAAACCAAGACGACAGTGCTCAGCAACCTGACATCTTTAGAGTCGGTGATGTAGTTCAGTCAACTGGAGATGATACTCCTTTGTTTATTGAAATTGATTCGATTGAATATACCACTGGTGTTGACTACGTTCCAGAAACAGACGCTGTTAATAGTTCTTCCCTTGCTAAGTACGTTACCAAGGAAGTCTTTATCGATAATGCTGGTTCTGCTATTGATGTGAGATCTACAATGAATCTCACAAGTGTTGAGAATGTTAAGATTTACTATAAACTTAGAGAATCTTCTAGTTCAGCAAACTTCGATGATATCAATTGGGTTCCCTTCAATGTTGACGGCAACCCAGATGTAAATAATCTTGCTACTCCTGCCAACTCTATTTCTGGTCAGTTTGAGAAGCAAACGGATTATCAAGAACTGACTTTCAGTGCTTCTAATCTTCCAGAATTTACATCTTTTGCTATCAAGATTATCATGAAGACGGACAATCCTTCTTACGTGCCTAAGATCCAAGACATAAGAGCTGTAGCATCATACTAATGAGATATTTGAAAGTAGAAGGTCACGAAAATCTTTATCGTGACACGAACACGGGAGCGATCATCAACACTGATAAACCCGCTCCCAGAAACTTTTCTCAGACATTTAACGGTGCCCTCCAAGATATAAATAGCTTGAAGGAAGAAATATCTGAAATCAAACAACTATTACGAGAGATAGTAAACAATGTCAGTTCTTAGACAAGTAGCGAAAACAGATACCTTTGAGAAACAAAGGCAAGTCATCAATGACATTGCATCGGATTTGTTTAGCATCGGAGCGGGCGGTAGTGACCTGTCTACTGGTAATCTAAAACTTGGCGATGGTACTAAAGATGCTCCATCGTTATCCTTCCTAAGTCAAGGAACTCTAGGTCTGTTTAGACCAGAGCAAAACAACATGACTTTTGTGGCAGACACAAAAAGAATTTTTGCTTATGATGCTTCTGCTGCTTATTTCTATAGAAACTTCATTCTCCAGAAGAATGAACTAATTACAGAGGGACTGGAGATCCAGGCAGCTGGTCAAAACTATGACCCTGGTAGTTACGAAAATATTAGTGTATTTGGCGGCACTGGTGCCTCTGGTGAAGTTGCTCTTACTATCGTTGCTTACAGCGGTACTGTAACCAATTCTGGTAGTGGATATTCATATCCATCCACTGGAGGTCTAGGTGGCGGTGGTAGTGAAGTTTTTAATAGTGTAGAATTTACAACCAGCGGAAGTGGCACTGGCGCTAAGGGTAATGTAACCCACGCTAATGGTAGTCTTACTGAAGTAGAATTTACAGACTTTGGTTCGGGATATGCCATCGGTGATACGTTGGGTATGCCCCCCGATGTTGTTAGTGTAACTGCTACAACAACTACAGACTCTGCTGATATTACACTTGCCGACACTACTGGCATTTACGAAGGTTGGGAAATCATTGTAGTAAATACATCTGGTGGTGGTAGTCTAGAGACACCTACAGATGCTTTGTCTGGAGCAGCGTTACCGATTAAGGTTCAGTCCTTATCGGCAATGAACACAACTGATCTTACAACTAATACAGTTGGTCTTACTGATGGTACTATTACCGTAACGTTTAGAGCACCTTGGGATAACGTAAATGGTAGTGGATTCCAATATACTATTGATAAAGTTGGTGTTGCTAACTCTGTATCAGTAGATAATTCTGGTAATGGATATACAGTTGGCGATGTTCTGACTATCAACGCTTTAGATCTTACTCAACCTATTGATCTAACTGTATCTACTATTGGAGTTCAGCAATTAACATTTGCTTCTGCTGTATCTGGTGCTGTTGTTGGTGCTTCTGTTGAAGCAACAGATCCTAACAGTGGTGGCGGTCCAGGCGGCGGAGGCGGCGGCGGTGGCGGTATTGGAGGTGGCGGTGGCGGCACCGATCCAAACGTCGGTACAATTATTGAAGTAAACAGCTCTACAGATTTTGTTGTTAGATGGACAACAGGTAACGCTTCTTCTGGTTACGAACTTGCTATCAATGGATCTGGTAATGATGTTATTGACACTGTAGAAGAAAGAAACAGATTTGGTATTGACTTAGATGACGGCAATGGCGAACAGCTATATCCTGATCTGACGTTCTTCAAGAATAATAGATATAGATTTGATATCACCAACGTCGGTAGTTCTCACCCATTGAGATTGAGTATCCACCCAGATGGTATTCATAATGTAGTTTCACAAACTATTTCACTTAGTGACTCTTCACTGATTCTGACTGTACCAAGTGTTGCTGGCATCTTGGTTGGTATGTCAGTAGCTTCAAATAATGATGATATCAGTCAAACTGGTCAGATTACAGGTGCTACGGTTGTTAGTGTGGATCCTGTTGGTAATACAGTAACCGTTGACAATCTACCAAATGCTTCTGGAACATCTATTGTAGAATTTACAGGTGTTCAATATTCGGGAAGTGAATATGATGCTGCCGAAGATGATAGCAACTACGTTGTAATTGCCCCTACAGATGAAACTCCAGCAACTCTGTATTACTATTGTGAGAACCATCCAGACATGGCTGGTAACAATGGTAATGAAGCAGAGATTACTATCAACTACAATAACCCTAAGGTATTTGGTACTGGACTGGAGATTCTAGTTACAGATGTTCAAACAACTGACACCGTTAAGGGTGATGTTTCTAATGGTAACTTCGAGGTTCAGCAAATTACTGGAACCACTGTTACTGTAGAAGATATTACAACAACCAATATTACATCAACTCTTTCTACAACTGATAGGATCAAAACACCTATTCTTTCGTTGGAACAGAATAGTGATGGTACTGATCTAACAACAATTACTGCTATTGCTGGCGCTATTGATCTTGGCGGCACTTCATTTAAGATTGGTGATAAGTTCACTGTTACTGGAGATACAGGAACTATTAATACTGATGGTATTATCAAGACCACCAATCAGTTGAATGTCAATGACTTCATCAAGATCACTGATAATAACATTGAGTCTACACTCAACAATAATATTTTCCTGACTCCAGCACCAAATAAAATTGTCAAGGTTGATGCTGTAACTGCTCTCTGTGTACCTGCTGGTGTAACAAGTCAAAGACCTACATCTGCTAATGTACAGAATGGTTCAATCAGATTTAACAGTGAGACTAATCAGTATGAAGGTTACAGTGATCTATCTGGATCTGGTATTTGGTCTTCTCTAGGTGGTGTTCGTGACGTTGATGGTAATACCTTTATTACTGCTGAAGCATTTGTTGGTGCTAATGACAACACCCTATACTTCTACACCGACGACAATAACGCTGCCAGACTCAACAGCACTTATCTAGATTTCTGGAATACCAAGAAGATTAGATCTGCTAACACTACGGCACCATCTTATTTCAATTATGCTTCAAACATTCCACTGACAGTGGGACAGTATGTGAAGTATAGAAACAATATTTACGAGGTTACTGGCGCTGGTACATCTGGTACATCTGGTAACGAACCAACTCATACCACAGGAGCACAACCTAACGGTAGTGCTGAACTGACATGGCATTCCTTGGCAGTAGGACCACTGACGTTTGAAGAAATTGAGGAGATTAGAATTGCTCCTGTCGGTGGTACAGCACTATCCATCAATGGCGACCTAAGACTTGAGAACGCCAGAATCTCTACTGATATTTCTGATCTTACTCTTGATCCAAACTCTGGTAAGAGAGTTATCATTAATGCTGCTACTCACCTACAGATTCCTGCTGGTACTGAAGGTCAGAAGAGCACTGGTACAGCACAAGCAGGTTCGATTAGATATAACACAACTATTCTTCAGTATGAAGGATACAACGGATCTTCTTGGTCTTCCTTGGGTGGTGTTCGTGACGTTGATGGCGACACCTTCATCAAACCAGAAGTAAGTCCTGGTAGTGATGAAGATACTTTGTATTTCTTTAATACAAACGTTCTATCGATGCAACTGACTCCTAACAAGTTGGAGTTGCTTGCTGTAGATAGTTTTGAGTCTGCTGATAATATCAATTTAAATGCTCCTACCATCACAACACATAATCTTGCTACAACGCTAGATACTGATGATGCTTTAAGAGCTCGCTTTACAACTATTAGATCTGAGTATGAGATTGGTTTCAATCCAACTGGTCTAGCAAACGAAACCTTCCTAAGATTCAATGAGAATGGTGAGGTTTGGATTAACAGAGGTTTGGGTTCTGGTGGAACCGAAAGTTATCTGAGAGTCCTGGATAGTGAACTAGAAACATTTGAACTAGAAAGAACTAGACAGACTTCTGTCAAAGTTCCTATGGAACGTGGTGTTGTCAACTCTGGTACTGCCACAATTTACAACCCAACAACTGCTCTTGGAGCAAAAGTTCATCTAATCGCTTTCAATAAGACTACTGGTGATAAAGAATGTATTGAATATAGTGTTATTGACAAGGGAACCAATATCGAATACACCGAACTTGGTAACCTCAAAACAGGAGCAAATATTATTGACACCACTTTCAACTTTGCTGTCAGTGGTGAAGTCAGACTTTCTATGACATTGAATTCTGCTCTGGCACAAAACAACCTAATTGATGTAATCGTCGTCACTAACGCTATCAAGAAATAACAATGGCAATTAATTTAAAAAACCTAGATTCTACTGGTGGATTTTCTATTGGCGATTCAACGATTGTCGATTCGGATTCCAACATTAAGAATGTAAACACCTTTGAGGTTAAAAACACCCACTATACAGATAGTCATTCTCAACATTTTATTTTGAGAGGATTGAACACAGCAACTCTTTCGCTGGATACTTCCTCAACGACTATTTTTGTCCCATCTAATACTATTAGTTTCATCACTGCTAATGTAGTTGCTGTGTCAGAAGCAGGCAACGGTGTACTAGTAATGAAACTAGAAACTGCCGTCAGCGCTAGTGCTGCTGGGGCATTGACAGAACTATCTACTATGGAAACCATCATTAGAGATGATGTTCCAGCAGCAGAATCATGGTCGATTACACCTTTCACGACAGGTGCCTTAAACAGGTTCAGTTACAATACAGTTAAGTCAGGTTCTAACATCGCCGTAAAGTGGTTCGTATACGTCCAAGTTGCTTCTATCGACTGGAGTTGATTGCTAAATAGATAAAGAATAAAATATACGGCTGGGGCTGGGTATAAAATGAGTTTTCAGTTTAATTCTGATAAGGAACGCATTAGAGGTGTAAATCCTACGATTTACGGTGAGAATTCTATCCTGTTTAGAGCAGGTGTTGGTTCGAATGAAAAGGAAGTCTTTCGAGCCCAACTTGACGCTACCACTGGTGGCGGTCGTGTAGGTATTAATAGAACTGGTAGGCGAGTTGAAAGAATTGATGTAGACCTTGGTGGTACTGGATACGTTCAGGCACCATCTGTTTTGGTTGCCGAACCTGATCTTCCAGGTGGTATCCGTGCCCTAGCTTCTGCTGAACTAACAGCAGGTAGTGTTACTCGAATTCTAGTTGAAGACCCTGGTGACGGTTATTCCCAACCCCCCGTCGTCACCATCACTGGTGCTACTGGTGCTGGTGCTTCAGCAACTGCCGTTCTTGATACTGTTGATTACGAACTTGACATCAACGGTGCTATTAGAACATCTACGTCTATCATTTCTGATACGGCGAGAATCCTCAACCTTGATATTGATAACTTCGTTACTTCTAACGCCCAGTTTAGAGCACCCAATCTAAAGAACTATCAAAATGGTGGTGGTACTCCTTGGCAGGCAGAAACACTAGTACCTAAGAACGCTTACAGATACTACAACATCTACGTTTATCAGGCGATGAACGTGGGTACAACAGGAACACAACCCCCAACCCATGCTGATGGTACTGAACTGAATGGAACCGTTCAGTTTAAGCATATTGGTATTAGAGAAAGTCTTCCTGATGCCGATTTCTTCGGAGAGACTGGAGATTCGGGTATCTTCCCCCGCTCGATCACTCCACTACTTGGTGATAGATCCGATGCTATTGCTACCACCGAGTACGTTCTAAACCTAGCAACCAACGACGTTGGTGGTAGAATCTACGTTTCAGAACAGATTGGTAATGACGCTAACGACGGTCGTTCCCCAGTTAACCCAGTTAGAACTATTAAAAAAGGTTGTCAGTTAGCGTGGGAAACGCCTGGCGTCAAAGAAACCATCATCATTGCTGGTGGTAACTACGAAGAAGATAACCCAATTTCAATTCCACCAGACGCTTCTGTTGTTGGTGACAACCTACGTCTGGTTATTATTCGTCCTAAAAACGAAAGGAAGCACATCTTCAAGTTCGGTGATAAGAACTATGTTATTGGTGTTACCTATCGTGACGCTATTGACTCTTTAGGTGACTCTCAGTTCACCTGGGATTACGCCATGGTGTTCGACGACAAACAAAGAGTTGTTCTCGACACAACAGCAGGTGGTAATTTTGATCTACCTTTCCCAATTGGTCATCAGGTATTTGGTGCCGATAGATTCCGTGCTAGATTCACAGAAAACGGTGGTCTAACAAACCTACAGGTGGGTCAGAAGATCTTTGGTGTTAACTCTCTATCTGTTGGTACAGTATACGCTGTCACATTTGACATCACTGATCTCAGTAATGGATTCCACCACCTTGCTGGTGAATTTGACTTTACGGTTGACTTTGGTACATTCAACATTGGTGAAACATTTAGATATGGTGGTCCTGGAACCACAGAGTACAAAACTAATGTAGACCTGAATGTAGGCGATCTGGTCTGGAACCTCGGTGAAGAAGTATATGAGGTAACAGTTGCTGGTACATCAGGTACATCTGCTCCTACACATGACACTGGAGCGGAAGACGCTACTGGTGGTACTGCTGAGTTTACATATCTACGAGATGCTTACTCACTGATCGCTAATGATATTAGATCGATCAGATCTGAGGGTGAGGTTGTTTTCGAGAACGATGCTGATCTAGAAGGAGAACCAACTAACTCGATTACTCGTATCGACTTCTCCCTAGCAGGATCGGGAACCCTTGGTGGATTTGGCGAACCTTCTACTGGTGTCAATGGTCCAGTAGAAGATAATGGTGGCATTGTTATCTACACCAACCCACTGACTGGTAGACAAGGTATTCACGACTTCAAAGAAGGTGAAGAAATCTTTATTAGTGGTCTGATTGCTGATGGTGGTGCTGAAGATCTTTCTTGGTTGAACGGTTACCAGAGAATCTACAAGGTTCTAGAAGACGCTGATGGTCGTGCTCGCCGCTTCATCATTCCTAAGAAAGTTCCTGTAATCGGTGGTGTTCCCCAGTTCACCGCTTCTGATTATGATCCTGGAACAAACGCTAGAGTAACTACAGCTTCTAGAAATGTCACATTTACACTTCTAAACTCTCCACAGAAGTTTGCTGTATCTCCTCCTGTAGCAAGAAGATTCCAAGACGCTTGTCTACAAATCAGAAACAACATCGACTACATTGCCGATGAAGTTGTAGGTAAGGTCAATGATCAATTCCAGAAAGATCATTATGCTGTATATGACATTGGTGGTACTCCATCCAGTCAATTCACTCCTACTGATGTAGATTACAACCCATCTACAGGTGAAGCAGTCTTTACTGTTGCTAACCACGGTCTCTCTATTGGAGATGGTGTCAAGATTGAAGACGGATCCATCACATTTGTATGTGGTATGGACAATTATGCTACTGAGCATAAGGCTCCATTGTCCCATCACTATTCCAGTGGTAAGTCCCTTCCAATTCTTGCTGCCGATACCAACACATTCACTTTGAATGTAGGTGCCTCTGGTCCTGACAAGTATTTCACACCAACCAACGTAACATATAACCCAGCAACAGGTGATGCTGTACTTACCGTTGGTGAGCATGGTTTGTCTGAGGGAGAAGGTATTGTTATCGATCAAGAATCCCTAGGATTCACTTGTACGATGGATAACAATGATTCCGTCAAGTATTATCCACGTCTAGGTCACGACAAGTACGCTGCTAGATCTATCCCCATCAAGAGTGTAACTCAGACCGAGATCACAATTAACGTTGGTAAGTCTAAACTAGATCAATATTTCACTCCATCTGCTGCCACATATGATGCTGCTACTGGCGATCTGACAGTTACTGTAGGTCAGCATGGTCTTGCTGTTGGTAAAGGAATCGTTCTTGAAGACGAGTCTTTCACCTTCACATGTGATCAGAACAATCACCAAACTACCCACCAGTATCCACGTGCTGGCATCGATCCATATGCTGGTAAGTCAATCCCCATCACTGCTGTAGGTAGCACTCAGCATACAGTTACTGATGCTACGTATAATCCTGCTAATGGTGAGATCGTTCTTACTGTTCCTAGTCATGGATTTACCCAAGGCGATTGGGTTCTTGTCGAGGATGGATCACTTGTATTCACCTGTGATCTCGACGGCAACTCCACTCAGAAGGCATATCCAAAAGCAAACTACGATTGGGCAAGCAAGCGCTGGTTACAAATCTCCGAAGTTCTTCCAAACAGCTTCAAAATTACTATCGATGAAGATAGTTGGGGAGACTACACTGGCAACCACACCTTTGTCAGTGCCGCTACCAACGGTCTCCTACGTCAAGATGGAACGTTTACTATTAATGTAGGTGATGCTGGATCTGCTACTGGATCTAACCACCTATTTGTTTCGGCAGCCACAAATGCTATGAGACATACCCCACAGGTTGCTCATACATTCGTTTCTGCTGCTTCTAATTGTGTCAAGCATCTACCACAGTCTCCACATCAGTTCGTAAGATCTGCTCCCAACTCCCTATCTATCGGTGGTGGAGAATTCAAGATCTACCTAGGACAGACTGGTTATGTTCACACTTATGTTAGTGGTGGTACAGTAACATTCGGTGGTAACTCTTACAACATCACCAACTTTGTCTACGATAACGTAGTCACTGGTGAAGCAACAATCACCACTGCTACATCTATCGTTGGACTAGCAAACGACAGCATCGTCAAACTAGACGATATTCTAGTCGAGTGTAATATTGGTGGAACTGTTACTCAGAAACTATATCCAAGTTTCAGTATTCCAGTTAGCGATACTAAGTGCCGTAGAGACATCGGACACTTCATTAATGCTATTCTTAGAGACCTTGAATATGGAAGTAACTACAATACCATTGACGCTGCTAAGAAATACATCTCTGCTGGTCAAGTTGATTTCGTAGACTACGAAATTATTCAGACTGTACGTGCTTTCGAGTACACCAGAGAACTGATGAACTATGCCATGTGTAAGTGGCGTACAGGAACTGGTGCTCCAGGACAACCCCAATACACTTCTCAGTATACGTCTCTACCCCAGTATATTGATATCTCCGTTATTGACGACGATGATCCTATTGCTTGTGATGATGTAAGATCTGCTATCAGCACTCTGGCATACTTGTTTGTTGATGTCATCACTAATGATTCTAGTGGCACAACTCTTGATGCTGCTTACTTGATCGCTAGAAACAGAGATTTCATTGCTGATGAGGCATACGGAAAGACAAAGAGTGTATACCCAACACTAAATCTCAATGATATTGACGAGCGTAAGTGCCGTAGAGATATCAACAAAGTTATTGATGCTGTACTGAAAGACTTGGTTCTTGGTGGCAACACTGCTTCTGTCGAAGCTGGTGAAAGCTACTTCACTGGCACCACACTAACTGGTTTACCACCTAGCGAAGTAGGACCTACACTTTATACATTCGAAACAGCAAGAGATCTTTCCATCCTTGCCATGAGGAATTGGAAGACTGGTGGTGGCAACGGCGCTGTATACAACCCCGCTCATTCTCCAATCCCACAATTCACTGATAGCACCATTCTGGTTGACCCAGATGGCACTCCAACATCTCAGTGGACCCCAACAGGAGCAACCTATGATCCTGCTACGGGTGAGTTCATCATGGTTATTCCTAGTAACACCATTACAACAAATGATGTTATTAGACTAGACCTTGAAAGCTTTGTGTTTACATGTGCCATGGATGGCAATGCCACAGAGCACGCTCTACCTGGAGCATATCAACTAGCAGGAACTCAGGCAAGACCTGTAACCAATGTCAGTGGTTCTAATGTAACTATCAACGTTGGTGCTTCTGGTCCCGACCAGTTGTTCACCCCAACAGATGTTACCTACAATCCTCAGACTGGCGACATGGTTCTCACCATTGCCACTGAGCAAGATCCACATACTCTAAGCATTGGCGAAGGTATTGTACTAGAACCAAATGCTTTCAGTTTCACCTGTGCCATGGATAACCATGACAGCACAAAGACTTATCCACGTCCTGGTATCGATCCTTTCGCTAGCAGATCGATTAAGATTAAGGATACAACTGATACTACAATCACCCTTAATGTAGGAAACGCTGGTCAGAACAAGTATTTCACTCCATCTGCTGCCAGCTACAACCCATCAACAGGTGACATGACAGTCACTGTTGGTCAACATGGTCTTGGTGTTGGTAGAAGTGTTGTTCTGGATGACCTATCCTTTACCTTCACCTGTGCCCTAGATGGCAACCAGTCTACTCACCAGTATCCACGTCCTGGAACTGACCCATATGCTGGCAAATCTATCGCCATCACAAACGTTGGTTTTACCAATCACACACCAACAAACGTTACCTACAATGCTTCTACAGGTGTAGTTCAATTTACTATTGGTGGTCATGGATTTGCTAATGGTGATTATATCAAGATTGATGATGGTTCGCTAGACTTCACATGTGTTCTTGATGGCAATACAGTAGCTAAGTCTTATCCACGTGCTGGTTATGACTATCCATCTGGTCGTTGGATGAAGATTAGTAATGTAACTAACAACACCTTTGATATCAATGTAGGTCCTTCTGACTATGATGGTACTCACACCTTTGTTAGTGCCGATGCTAATTCTGTTAAGCGTCAGGACGGCACATTCACCATCAACGTTGGTACATCTTCTGATACATCAGTACACACATTTGTTAGTGCTACTACTAACGCTATCAAGTTCCTACCACAGTCTGCTCACACATTCGTTAGTGCTGCTGCCAACTCGGTTAAGCACCTACCACAGTCTACTCACACGTTCGTAAGAACTAAAACAAATTCTGTTTCGGTATATCCTTCTACAGGTAATGCCATGTGTGCTGGTGTTGAAACATCACTCACCACATACTACGGAATTGTTAACGACATCATTTCGGAAACAACACCTCCTGGTACTGTAACCAAGACAGTAGGAACCCTGTTTGAAACAGGTCCTATTACTACCGTACCAGATAACACAGTCTATGATCTCAATGGTCAAAGATTGACTATTCGTGCTGTAGCAGATGACCTCCCAATTATTGAGGCATCTCCATATACACAGAACGCTTCTGTTATCTCGTTCCTTGGTGGTTCTGGTGCTCTGATTGACGGTTCTAAGGTCAAGCAACCTAACTGTCCTTTCCCTGGTCTACTAGCAGACGGAAGTGCTAAGTTCCCCAACCAGGGTAAATCGATGGTTGCCTCGGCATTCACGATTGTATCCTTCGGTGGTGATGGATACAAACTAGCGAACGATGGTTATGTTCAGTTGGTTTCGGTCTTCTGTATCTTCTGTGCCAACGGTGTTCTTGCTGAGTCTGGTGGTTACGCTTCTATCACCAACTCTGCTACAAACTTCGGTCTAAACGCCCTTAAGGCAACTGGATTTAGAGCAGAACCATACAGCTTTGACGCTGGTTACGAACTGAATGCTCAGTACAATGAAGCATACATCAGTTCTTCTTCCCAGACGTTGGGTGGTAGAACACAGTTTGTTATCTCCGACCTTGGTAGAGCACCACTGGAGCACTACATCGTCAAGATCGAAGGTTACAGTCACCCAACCGAAGGTCTCTACTACTACGTAGATGCTGTCGAACTCCTCGGTGATGGTCCTCCATTCGCCGCTAGAGTTACCCTTGAGGATGGTACTGGTGGTGGTGTTGCTCTATTCAAGGAAGACGCCACAGGTCAAATTAGAAACGCCGAGTACCTTGCTCAACTTAACCCACAACCCAAGGCTGCTCTACACAGACCTTCTATCGTTAACTCTTCTTCCCACACTTGGGAATTCGCTGGATCTGGTGTTAACTACCTGGCACTACCTGAAAACGGTGGTATCAAGACAGAAGCACTGGAACAGGTACAAGAGAACTACGGTCGTGTATATGTCTCTGGTACTGACGAACTGGGTGACTTCAAGGTTGGTACGTTCGCTAGAATTGAAAACAGAACTGGTAACATCACCTTCACAGGTACGGTTTCGATCTCGGAAGTTGAATTCCTGAAACTGAAAGGCGGCGACGTTGTTGTTACTGGATTCGACGCTAGCAACAACCTCGGTGGTGCTAACTCCTCTAACTCTAAACTACCTACTCAGAAGGCAGTTAGAGACTTCATCACCAACAACCTCGGTCCATACATTAACAAGCCATACTCCACGAACGCTGTTCCTAGAGCACTGGTCGAACTAACTGATTCTGGTAAGATCAACATCGACCAGATTCCACCACTACGTCCTTTCAACGTTTTCACTGTTACTACTGAGTCACAGAGACTTGCTATTGAAGGTGCTCTTGCTGGTGACATCGTTATCCAGGAGAACATTCCTCCAGCAGCATCTGAGACATTCATTCTTAACAACGACAACTATTCGTTGTTCCTTGGATTCCCAGTTGATCCTACCCTACAGTTCACTATCGGTGATGTCTTCACTGGTAGCACTTCTGGCGGTAAGATCCAATCCACTGAATACAGAGAAGGTGTTCTATTCCAGATCAACCTAACTGAAGGTGGTGCTGGATACACTTCCCCACCAGTTGTTACCATCACTGGAGGTAACCTCCAAGCAGGTGGTATCCACGGTGCTGCTGAAGCAACCGTTGCTAACGGTGAGGTTGTTAAGATTGAACTAATTCTCTTCAACGGATACACTGGTGGTAAAGGATATACTTCTCAACCAGAAATTCAGATTGCTGCTCCTACTGGCGGTGGCGCTAGTGCTGTTACGGCAGAAGCAGAAGGTCTGATTGAATCTAGACTCTATGGTCAAATCGTCAACAACGTTAAGATCGACGACAACGATTCGATCTTCTCCAGTGACGTTCCTGCTGAGACAATCAACCTAACCAGAGTTATTAACACATCTGCTGAGAATACTGCTAACTGGGTATCTCTATCCACAACTAATATCTCTGCTGATAACATCACGTCTGGTACGATCTCCACAGAACGTTTGGGTACTAACGCTACCGCTGCTAACTCCTTCACGTTCCTAAGAGGCGACCAATCTTATGCTCTTGCTGTTCAGTCCCTGAAGGAACCTGAACTCAGATACTTTGCTGTTGTCAAGACTCCTGTTGGTATTGACGCTAACGTTATTGCCTTTGAACTAGAACCTGCCCTGAAACCAGGACATGAAATTACATCCATCACAACTGGTATCCAGGGTGGATCTAAGATTAGTTCTGTTGAAACTGACGGCAACACAACTACAGTCGTTATCGACCAACTAACAACTGCCTCAATCCCTGCTGGTACTGTTATCGAGTTCTTCCGAGGAGATTCACCAATCTTCTTCGACTCTACATATACGTCTGGTAACTTCATCGAACAGATCATCATCGTAGATGGTGGTAGTGGTTTCGATAACGGATCTTACTTCAGTGTTCCTATCACTGGTGGTAACGGTAACAACCTAACAGTCAACATGGTTGTTTCTGACGTTGGTGTTGATCAAGGTGTTGTTACTAACGTTACTATCGTTAACGGTGGCGACGGATACGACACTGACTTCACCGTCACAGACTTCCCTGCTGATATCGGTAACGGTACTGGTTTGATCATGCTTGCTAAGAGAAGCACGATCAACAAACAGTATGCTAACGTCACCATCGACATCAACAGAGTTGAAGGTAACACCCAGTTTGGTTCACAAGACTACTCTTCTCTTGGTGTTGCTAGATTCAAGCAAGGCGACTTCACCTTCGGTCCTAACGGTGCTATTGGTATCTACCAGGGTTCTGACTCTGGTCTTGACGCTGACCTTCTTGATAACAAGGACAGCTCCTTCTTCAGAAATGCTAGTAACCTAGAATCTGGTACTGTACCTAGAGACAGACTTTCTGGTTCCTACAACATCTCCGTTGAACTATCCTCTGGATCTACAGGTCTACTTGACACCGATCTAGGTAACGTCAACGGTAACCCACCTGCTTATCTGTATAAGACTGGTGTTACCGCCTTCACCAGATCTAATGGTTCTGACGGTCTAACCAGCGCCATGGCGGCAGGTAACTATCACGGTGTTCTGACCTACAGACAGGGTGGTAATGGTAACGACTCCACATATGGTGGTGTTAGACAGTTGGCATTCACGGACAACAATAAGTTATTCCTCCGTGGTTCTGGTTCTTCTGTTGATACAGAAACCACCGACTGGACTGAGTGGTATGAAGTTTGGACTTCTGGTAATGACGGTCCTGATACTGGCATGGACTCCGACAAGTTGGATTCCAAGCAAGGTCTCTTCTACCAGAATGCTTATAACCAGCAAGCAGGTAGATTCCATGATAGGCACATGCCTACCTTCCAGTTTGCTAAGGACTTCAGAAAGAGTATCAGAATTCTTGATACTGGTTCTGCTTCTACACCTAACATCCGTTGGGCAGTATATATCCAGAACAGTGTAACCACCAGTAACATCGGTGCCTTCTCTGTATCTCCATGGCAGATCGGTACTCAAGTTAACATCTACCGTCCAAATGAAACTGAGACTGGTAAGATGACCATCGGATTCATTGAGGTCAATAACGACACCAATGAACCTAGCAACAACTACGTTATTGTCCACGGTACTCAGACAGTTGGTGCTGGTGAGCAAATGTTCACCGAAGGCATCAAGATTGGTTCTAACTTCGCTACTGCTGTAACGTATCAAAACTGGACTCTATCTGATAGAGATCCTAACAACAACGGCAGACCTGATGGTACATATGAAGTTGCCTCTCTATATGGAGACAACGGTGTAGGTATCCTAAGTCTTGGTAGAGACGGTGTTGATACTGCTCCTGCCATCTACTTCAGAACCAGTGCTACTGGAGCACCTACTGCTAACGCTGCTATCGTTGCTACAGGCACACAGTCCTCTAACTACAGTGCTGCTCTTAACGTCAAGGTTGCTGACGCTAACTCCTTCAAGGTCAACAGTTCGGTTGTCTGGAACGCTCAGAACGTTGACTTCCATTCCGATGGAACAACACCTACTCTAGATGCTCAAGGTAATATTACCAAGAGAGCAGCAGTAATGCTCGATGCTAACGGCGATTTCGTCGCTAACTCCATCACTGCTGACTTGACTGGTCAAGCATCTGAGAACGTTCTCAAGACTGGCGATACGATGGAGGGAACCCTCTTCATCAGTGGTATCGCTGCTGCTAACCAGGCACTGAGTGTATCTGGTAGAGCAGACTTCCTCGCCGCTGTAAACGTCGGTGCTGACCTGAAAGTTAACGAGGGTACTGGTACTGCTACATTCGTCGCTGATAGCGCCAACAACAATGTATTGATTGGTACTAACAACAGCGTCTCTGCTGCCAAACTACTGATCGTAGAGCAAGCAGATAAGGATGCTCTCTTTAGAATGTATTCTGCCAACGCTAGCCGTGATGCTCGTATCCAACTTCTTGGTCAGGGTGGAGATCCTAGTGTCGAAGGTCTTGAAATTCAGTATGATAATGACACTGGTGAAGTCTTCTTCAAGCAACTCTTTAGTGGAATTACCACCACTAAGGCAATGGTATTCAACACTGCTAACTTCACTGATGCCCTGACGATTACTGGTAACGGTAACGTTGGTATCAACAAAGTTGCTGATGATGCTGTCGAACTTGATATCGCTGGTGATGCTAGAGTCGAGACCAGTTTCCAAGTTGGTCTTGCCAACTCCAACGCTGGTGCTCCTATCATCTTCGCTGGTGCTACTGGTGCTGAGACATCTCCTGGATCTGGTGCTTACCTCTCTAACTTCAGAATTGGTAACCAGATGATTGGTGGTGACGTATTTGAGATTACCGCTAACGACGGTACTCAAGGTTCACTAACCTGGAAGTCTACTCCTGCCCTTGCTATTCAAGGTACTACGAACAGAGTTGCTATTAACACTGATCAGTTTGGTGGAACAGATACTACCGTAACGCCAAACGAAGCACGTGTATATGCCTTGAATATTGGTGGAGACATCAACATTAATGGTAAGGTATACCAAGACAACGCTGAGTTTGTTACCTCACGTTGGACTGAAGCTGATAATGAACTAGATATCTACAGAGCATCTAAGGTTTGGATCAATGCTGATCCTACTGCTTCTGCCTTCACTGGCAACCCAGACTATGCCCTACAGGTATCTGGATCTCTTGGAATCAATGGTACTACACTCAACGCTGATGGATCCAGCGATGACGTAATGTATGTCAACGGCGATAAATTGTTCGTTGATAAGTTCGGCGTATTCAAGACAAACAGAAATGTAATTGACTACGATGTCACGATTCCTGCTAATACAAATGCTGTTAGTGCTGGTCCTTTGACTATAAATAGTTCCACGGTAGTTACTATCGCTAACGGAAGTTCCTGGTCGGTTGTATAAAAAATGAGTACAATTTTTGTAAACAACATACAAGCGTCGTCTGGCAACCAAGTCGTTATTCCAGCGGGTCATTCATTATTGTTGGGGGGAACTCCCTTAGATAGTTCCTCCTTGATGCCCAACCCATCTGGACAAGGCGGACTTGGTGTTGCTAGTGACGGCACTAGTTATGTGTTTAATTCCTATGGTGCTAAAGGCATCATTACCTTCACGTCTAACTCCACTTATTTCCCATCTTCTGGTACTAAATTAGTATACGTAAGAGTTGTGGCTGCTGGTGGTGGAGGTAGCGGATACGCTGAGAGTGGTGGAGCTGGAGGATTTGCCGAAGGTTTCTTTAGCATGATTGGTGTAGGATCTGTCGGCGTCACCATAGGTACAGGTGGAGGTCCAACTTATTATTCTGGTGGTGCTGCTAGTGGAACAGCGTCCTCATTCGGATCTTATATTACTTGTACTGGAGGCAACGGAGCAAATTCAAATCACCAACACTGTGGTGGTCTTCCTGGATTAGGTTCTGGTGGTCAAGTAAATCTATATGGTGGAGGAGGAACTGGTCACGGACACAATGGTCGTGGTGGTTCTTCTCACTTTGGCGGTAGTAATGGATGTGGTCACCCACAAGCAGGAGCATATGCTCCTAACCATCAAACTCATGGATCTTATGGTGGCGGTGGTGCTAATGGATGGGGTGGTTCTTACACTGGTGCTAAAGGCGTCGGTGGTTGTGTAGTAGTAATGGAGTACGGTTGATGTCTATTTTAAGAGTAAACGAAATTCGTCCACAAAATGGAACGTCAGTTAGTATCCCTTCTGGACATTCTCTTGTTCTGGGATCCACACCACTGACATCGGCAAATATTATGCCCGACCCAACTGGTCAGGCTGGAAAAATTCTGGTTAGTGATGGTTCTGACCTACAATGGACTTCTGTAGGACCAACAGGTATTACTGTATTCACGTCATCAGCTACTTGGATTAAACCAGCTGGCGTGTCCAAGATTTATGTACGCCTAGTTGGCGGCGGTGGCGCTGGTTCTGGTGTTGGTGAGACTGGTGCTGCTGGTGGTTATTCCGAGAGACTAATTGATGTTAGTGGAGTTTCTCAAGTATCCGTTACTATTGGACTAGGATCTACAAGTCCTACATATTATTCTGGCGCTGCTGGTGGAGGAACATCTTCATCATTCGGAAGTTACATGACTTGTACTGGTGGTGGCGGTGGAAACCAAAGTCATCAACACTGTGGCGGTCTTCCTGGATTAGGTTCTGGCGGAGACTTCAATCAGTATGGCGGTGGTGGTAGCGGTCACGAATACTATTCTGGTGTTACTGGAGGTGCCTCTTATTGGGGAGGATCTGGTGCTAGTGGTCACCCACAAGGAGGTCAGTATTCTGCCAACCACCAGACTCATGCTGCTCCTGGAGCAGGTGGATCTGCTGGTTATCACACATCTTATGTTGGTGCTGTTGGTCGTGATGGTATCTGTGTTATTTGGGAGTTTAAGTAAATGTCAACTATTAGAGTAAATATTCTAGAATCATCTAGTGGTGGTGCTATCAACATCCCATCTGGAAATAGTATTGACCTAGGTGATAGTGGTCTTTCCCTCAGTGAAAATTCATTGCCACCATCCCCCAGTAGTGGCAATGGACAATATTTGTATAGTGATGGAAGTGCTTCTCCAAGTTTTAACCTACCTGGACCTAAGAGTATTCAAACGTTTACCCAGTCTGGTACGTGGAATAAACCAGCTGGTATTGGTAAGATCCTCGTTCGTCTAGTTGGTGGTGGCGGCGGTGGATCTGGTCACGGAGAATCAGCAGGTGCTGGTGGATACTCAGAAAAATTAATTGATGTTGGTAATATTAGTCAGGTATCTGTAACCGTAGGTAATGGTTCTCAGTCAGGAACATACTATTCTGGCAACGGAGGTGGTGGTCAAACCACATCATTCGGTAGTTACCTTTCTGCTAGTGGTGGTCTTGGTGCTAATCAAAGTCATCAACATTGTGGCGGTCTTCCTGGATTAGGTTCTGGTGGAGATCTAAACCTCTACGGTGGTGGCGGAACAGGACATTACGGTTATACTGGTGTTGGTGGCACTTCTCACTTTGGTGGACAAGGTGCTACTGGTCACCCCCAAGGCGGCAACTATTCTCACAATCACCAAACTCATGCTGCTCCTGGAGCAGGTGGCGGTAGTGGATGGAGATCTAGTTATCAAGGAGCACATGGTTCCAATGGTATTATCGTTATCTACGAATACGCCTAAATAAATAAGATACACGTTTACGAGAAAAGTCAATGAAGCGAGTCCTCATGGATTACCGAGGCGTCCTTAGTGATGTCGTCGATGTAGGTAAAGAATTTGAAATCTATGATGGTGACGATGCTCCCTTCCGTTGGGTTCTTTGTCGCCATGATGACGTAACCTCAAACTGGCATTTCTGTCAGGGACAATGGATTCGTCCAGATCAACGTCTTGAGATTGACCAAGATATCAAGCGTAAGGTAGCATATGGTCTTATTGAAGATCAACTAGATATGCTCTATAAAGATATCAAGGCAGGTCATTTGTCTGATGGTAATTGGGTTTCTCACATAGAAAACGTAAAGACAAATATCCCACCACAAAGGGAAATGGAAAAGAATGAAGCTTACAAAGAAGGTAAGTTCGAGATTAAACTCCATGCCAAGAATGATCCAGCATGGAACTACTTGCCTGATAATGATGGCGAGCAACTAAAATTTAACAAAGAGAAAGATTCCCGTCCTCATTGATTTTATAATATGAAAGTGAATTCAATATGTATACTCGGCGGGGGCACTGCTGGGTGGATGACTGCTGCCTCATTAGTAAAAAACTTTCCAGAAAAAACCATTACCCTAGTAGAGTCCGAAGAGGTTCCTAGGATTGGTGTAGGAGAATCTACTCTACAAAAAATTAGATACTGGTTAGATGATCTAGGAATTAAAGATTCCGATT